AAAATTCGGCTACAAATAACGCAGTAATTAATAACATTTGTAAGTTAATATATGGACGTGGAATAACGGCATTAGATGCAAATAATAAACCAACTGATTACGCTAACTTTTTGAGTTTATGTAGTTCTGATGATATTAAACGTATCATTAGTGATGTTAAAATGTTAGGTCAATCTTCTATTCAAGTTCATTACAACAAAAAAAGAGAGGTTGTTAAGTTCTTACATTTGCCTGTTAACTTAATTCGTTCAGAAAAGTGCAATGAAGACGGTGAAATTTTAGGTTATTACTATTCTGATAATTGGCAAAAAACTAGAGAATATAAACCACTTAGATATGATGCCTTTGGAACGTCTAATAGTGAGATTGAAATTCTTATGATACAACCTTACAGCGCAGGAATGAAGTACTATTCTTATGTTGACTATCAAGGTGCTTTAGACTATTGCGTATTAGAGGAGAAAGTTAGTGAATATTTAATTAATGAAGTTTCAAATAGTTTTGCGCCAACTAGTATAATTAATTTTAATAACGGACAAGCTACTCCAGAACAAAAGAGACAAATTAGTGAGGACGTTACAAATAAGTTAACAGGGTCAACGGGTAAGAAAGTTATTATTTCATTTAACGATAATCCTGAAGCTAAAACAACTATTGATAGTATTCAATTACAAAAGGCTGCAGATCAATATCAGTATTTAAGTGAGGAAAGTAGAAATAAGATTTTAGTAGGTCATAATGTTACAAGTCCGTTACTTTTTGGTATTGCTACTTCAAATGGTTTTTCGAGTAATGCAGATGAATTAAAGAATAGTGCTATATTATTTGACAATATGGTTATACGGCCTTTTCAAGAGGTTATAATCGAAGCATTTGATAAGATTTTGGCAGTAAACAATATTAGTTTAAACCTTGAATTTTTACCATTACAACCTTTAGATAGTTCGGGTGAACTTGCGAGCGGTGGCTCTAAACGTATTATTGACGGTATTAATAGCTTAAGTCCTTTAGTAGCTAATAAAGTACTAGAAAGTATGACAGCAAATGAAATACGTGGATTAGTTGGTTTAAATCCCGAACAAGGTGGAAGCGATTTACAACCTCCAACAGAATTAAGCAAAGAATTAAGCGAGTTAGAAACTTACTTAAATACAATAGGCGAGGATATTAATAGAGATGAATGGGTAATTGTAGATGAACGTGAAGTTAATTATGATAATGAAATAGATTTAGACGCTCAAATTGAAAGTTTAAATAATCCTAAACAAAATATATTACAAAAGTTAGCTAGTGCGGTTAAAGCAATACCAAACGCAAAGAGTGAACAGGATAAAACTATTAAAGGTGTTAATTATAAAGTAAGATACCAATATACAGGTAATCCTTCACCACAAAGAGATTTTTGTAGAGTTATGATGACTTCTAATAAATACTATCGTAAAGAAGACTTAGAAAGAGCTAATTCAAATGTGGTTAATCCTGGTTTTGGACATAACGATGAACCTTATAATGTTTTTTTATTCAAAGGTGGGCCACGATGTAAACATTCATTTAAAAGAGTGACTTTTATGTCAATGAATGGAGTAGATGTAAACTCCCCAAATGCTAAAACAATTGGAACAGATACAGCTAGCAAAAGAGGTTATAAAGTTACTAATCCATATCAAGTTAGTGTACAACCTAATAACTTACCACGTAAAGGATTTCACCCAAATAATGACAATTTACCAATAGATGCAAAATAATGGCTAAAGTACTTTTAATTTCAAACAAAGATTTGGTAAAGTTTACCGCTCTAAATGGTAATCTCGATCCTGACAAAATGATGCACTTTATATCAATAGCGCAAGATATTTATATTCAGCAATATTTAGGCACTAATCTATTGACAAAGTTACTTACAGGATATCAAAACAACACGTTAACAAGTGACTATATAAACTTAATTGATATTTATTTAAAACCTATGTTAATTCACTTTAGCGCAGTTGAGATGCTACCATTTATAGCTTATTCAATTACTTCAAAAGGTGTGTACAAACATAGTGCTGAAAATAGCGAGGTTGTAAGTAAAAACGAGGTAGATTATTTGGTTGAAAAACACAGGGTAATAGCTGAAAATTACGCTCAAAGGTTCTTAAAGTATATGCAATTTAATTATCCTTTGTTTCCTGAGTATTTATTATCAGTTGATGAAGATATAGCGCCAAAATTTAGAACTGATTTGACTAGTTGGTTTTTAGATTAAATACAAATATTAAATAAATACGTTAAAATATAATGGCTTTAGAAAAAAGAATATCGGAACTTACAGCAAAAAGTGGTGCAATTGAGGACACTGATTTAATGGTTATTTCAGATTACAACGGTGCAACTTATGACACTAAAAAAGTTACAGGAGCGCAAATTAAACCATTTAAAACTTATTTACTAAATGTTAGTCAAATAGAAACAAGTGCGCCAACTATTAATAGTCATTATTCAACTGAATTAAATTCAACCATTACATTAGGTAGGTCGGCCGTTGGAACCTACAATTTAATTGGTAGTACTTCTGAATTTTTAGTTAATAAAGTATTTTTGCAAATAAGTAATGGAAGTGGCGGGGCTAATACAATAGTTGGTATAGTTAGATCTAGTGACACACAAATAATTTTTTATAGTGCTAATTCAACTACAGGAATTTTAACAGATGGATTGCTAACCAACGCACAAATCGAAATAAAAATAATTAAATAATGGCAGTAGTTAAAAAAATATCGGAGTTAACTCCAAAAGGTTCGGCTTTAGGTAATACCGACTTACTAGTAGTTGGTGTAGATAATGGCTCAGATTATGATTTAAAGAGCGTTACAGGAGCGCAATTATTGGGTAATGTAGTTAGTCAAACTATTACAGATGGGGTTACAACTACAGCTCCTTCTGAAAATGTTGTTTTTGATGCTTTAGCTTTAAAGGTTGACAAAGTAGCTGGAAGTAGATTAATTACAAGTGCTGAATCTACTATATTAGGTAATACAAGCGGAACGAATACAGGTGATCAAAACCTTCAAGAGGTTACTAATATAAATGCGACAACTTCAAACTCTATATCTATTCAAAGTGCTACTTTTCAAAGTGCTTTAACTCCTTCTCAAATTCAAACGCAAAGATTATCTAATTCAAAAAGAAGTTCTTTAAATGCAGACGGTTTTATATCATTTAGTACAACAGGAACTTCAGAAGCTACAATTAAAGCAACTAACATTTTAAACGATGTTACTTTAGAAGTACCTAATAAATCAATAGGAAGCTATACAATTGCGACAACAACGGACTTAACAAGCAAAGTTGATTCAAATACCGCAATTACAGGAGCAACAAAAATAAAGATTACTTATGATAGTAAAGGATTAATTACTAGCGGAGCAGATGCAACAACATCAGACATTGCAGATAGTTTAAATAAAAGATATGTAACGGATGCTAATTTAACAACTATAGGTAACACGAGCGGAACAAATACAGGCAATCAAACATTCTTAGATGCAAGGGTGCAAAGTATATCAAGTTCGGCTACAGTTACCCCAACAAGTGCAAATGACTTGGTTATAATTACTGCTCAAGGGGTTGGTTTAACATTAGCAAATCCAACGGGTACATTTACAGAGGGGCAGGCTTTAATGATTAGAATTAAAGACAACGCAACTGCGAGAGCTATAACATTCGATACTAACTACAGAGCAATCGGAGTTACTTTACCAACAACAACTGTGATTAGTAAGACATTATATTTAGGTATAATCTACAATAGTACAGATTCAAAATGGGATGTAATCGGTTTAAATCAGCAAGCATAAGATGTACTACGGATTAATTAACTCAATGAATAAGGCTTCAGCTCCTTCATATCCATCTTCTTTGAAGTTGTTCATAGACGCTGGAAACCCTTTATCGTATAGTGGAAGCGGTACAACTGTAACAGATTTAATTGGCACTCAAAACGGTACTTTAGTAAATGGAGTTGGTTATAATGCTGGTAACGGTGGGCATTTTACTTTTGATGGTGTAAATGATTTTATTGAGTTCGGAATTAACTCACTTTTGAGAACAACCGAAAGAACGGTATCAATTTGGGGATTTGTAGATAATACTTCTAGTACAGGGACTTTCTTATCTGATATTTCTTTAAGTGGTTATAAAGGTTCTGCAATTTATTTTGATGCTGGAGGTTATAAATTAGAGTTAGATTACACTTCATCTTATCAAGTTTTTTCAACTGGAAATACAACTAAGGGGGTTTGGTATTATTTAACCGCTTCTTATAATGGCTCAACTGTTAAATTCTACATTAATGGGACTTTAATTGTTAATGCCACTCAAAATTTAGCATACATAAATAACAACGATTCGCCAACTTATATAGGTAAGTATTTTAATTCATTACCTATTTATTTAAAAGGTAAAGTGGCACAAATGAAAATTTATAACGTAGCTCAATCAGGTGCGGAAGTATTAACAGATTTTAACGAATTTAAAGCGAGATATGGCTACTAATATTTTTTTAATCACAAACGAGCAAAGAGAAGTATTAATTAATTCAGAAAATGGATACATTAAATTTTCGCCTATTCAAGATATTAACGATAATTATTTAATATCTGAAAATGAATACTATTTAATTGTCGGGTTATGGTATTTAGATGAATGCCCGACAGAACTAATATTTATAAAAGATTTAATAAGTTCAATTTACGAGCCAAAAATAGTTGAAAATCCTTTAATATAACTATATTTATAGTTTAAAATAATAAAATATGTTAGAAATTGTACAAATAACGAAAAAATACGGAGTGACAGGAGTACTAGTTGCTTGGCTTTGGATAACTAATGACAGAGTTAACGCCCTTGAAAATAAACTAGTTAATTGCTATCAAATGCAAGTAATGAATAGCAATAAAGCGGTTAGCGAAATTCTTTATAATCAAAAATTTGAAGCAATTTTACCCAAAGAAACTAAAATAAAACGAGCATGAGAGAACTAAAAAAAAGATGGAATAGCGAAACACCTCACTTTTTTAAAAAAGTAATTAACTTCGGTATAATAGTTGGAATAGTTGGAACAGGATTAGTGACATTACCCGCTACGGCTACAATAGGAGCAACTTTATTAACAATAGGAGCAACGGCAACGGCAATAAGTAAACTAACTAAGATATGATTAGCAAACATATAAGTCTTAAA